ATAATAAGTACGAAGGAAATCTCGGTATGACTGATATGGCTGCACTAAATTTTATCATCAACAATAAGTATTGGCACATGATCACTCATGGAGAACAGGTCAACACTATTTTTAAATCATACCAATCCAATAATTACAGTTGGTTTAAACATAAATAATAAGAATGAAAATTGAGATAAAGAAGTTAAAAGACCTTAACCCGGCTCCATATAATCCACGACAAAGCACGGAGAGAGAGGAAAAAAATCTAAAAGCGTCTTTAGAGAAGTTCGGAGTTGTCGAACCTATTATTTTCAATAATCGAACTGGGTTTATCGTCGGGGGTCATTTCCGAGTTCGAGAGTTAAAAAAGTTAGGGTATAAAGAAATAGAGTGCGTAATTGTAGATTTAAGTCTTGAAGATGAAAGAGAATTAAATATAAGGCTAAATGCTAATACAGGGCAATGGGATGAGGAAGAGCTAAAAACTAACTGGGATGTAAAACTATTAGATGATTGGGGGTTAGATATAGATTTTACAGATGATAACGATACGACACAGAAAGAAGTACAAGAGTTGAAGCCTTATGTTAAGACTCATGTCTTATTGTCTTTTAATCCACAAGACATTCTAAAGTTAAAGCCTTTTTTAGATGAAATTTTAAATATTGATGGCGTTGAATACGAGCAAAGTTCGAACTAAGAAAAACTTTTATGATTCTTACCCGAAATATTTTAAAGATTTTGCACGAGAATATGTAAAAAAAATAGGTTGCTGTGAGTTTGCTGATGATACTTGTAAAGGAATATTGACATTGGCACATTTAGACCAAAATCCGAATAATAACCGAAACGATAACGAAAATTATAAAGTTCTTTGCCAAAGTCACCATATAAGATTAGATCAACCATTTCATGTCATGTCAATGAGTAAAAATAAAAAAACAGATAATTCTCATACCGAAGATAAGGTAATGCTTCGTCTGGAAACAGTTGAGCTTATAAATAAAGACGAAGTAAATGTACTTGAAGCATACGCTGGAAGTGGGATTATTTGGAACGAAGTCCAAAAAAGAACATCAAAAAAGATTAATATTCTTAAAATTGAAATGAAAGAGAACAAGAAAGGAGTTTACCTTAAAGGTGATAATTCAAAATTTATACCATTATTCGATTACTCGATTTATGATATTATAGATTTTGATGCTTACGGTGTCCCTTATTTCCAGCTTAAGACAGTATTCTTGAAAGACTTTAAAGGATTTGTTCATGTTACGTTTATTCAGTCAGGAATGGGATCTATGCCAAATGGTTTGCTCCAGGAGATAGGCTATACAAAAGAAATGATAAAGAAATGCAGGACTTTATTTTCAAAAAATGGTATGGAAAAAATGAAATCTTATTTAGCTAATAATGGCGTGAAGAAGATAACTGGTCATTTTATTGATAGAAAAAATTATTTCTACTTTTGTTTGGATAAGTAGCTGATAATGAATAACTTGTGGTAATTATTCACAAACAAAAAAAACATATTTATTATGGCAGCTATTTACGAGCCTTCTGGTGCAGCGAGAGAATACTCACCATTGGCGTTAAACTACATTAAAGGATGTGATCACGGTTGCGTCTATTGTTACGTTCCTAAAATGATGAAGCGTTTCAATAAAGATTACGTTCATTCAGACGTCTACATTAAGGAAGAAAGGACTTTAATGAAAGAAATCCGAATGTCAGCAAAGAAATATGCTAATTCAGATAAGCAAGTTTTTCTGTCGTTCTTAACAGACCCTTACAGCCATTTCAATAACGAGACAAAACTTACAAGAAGAGTGTTAGAAGTGTTACTTGAATACAATATTCCTGTTTCTATTTTAAGTAAAGGTGGCAAGAATCTTGAACAGGATTTAGATTTGTTTATGAAATTTGGATCGAACATACAAATAGGAGGGAGCCTAACATTTACTAATGTCACAGATTCTTTAAAATGGGAGAAGAATTCAAGCTTGCCAGAAGAAAGATTTGATACTCTAAAGATGATGCATGATAACGGTTTGCGAACATGGGCAAGCATGGAACCAGTCATATACCCAGATCAATCATTGGAAATAATGGAATTAACAAAGGATTATGTAGATGGCTATAAAATTGGTAAGTTAAATCACTTTAAAAGGCACGAAGATAAGTTTGATTGGACAATGTTCCTAAATGATGCAGTATCTATAATGAGAAAAAACAATAAGCAATTTTATATAAAAAAAGACTTGTTAGTCTATAAGAGTCCAGATTTATTGCTGAATGATTATGAAATAGACATGGATTATTTAGCGATTAAAAATGCAAATAAGCTTACATTTGCGTAAGTATATGGATATAGAAGGTCAGCACAAATTGCTGGCCTTCTTGTTACAAGTTTAATATCAAAACTATAATGGCCTACGATAAGAAGAAAATATTTGTTCAGGCAAAGGAGGTAATAGTTAAACATAAGCTGTTTTTTATGGATGAAGTGCCGGATTTTCTCCCTTGTGGAAGGTCGACATTTTACAAGATGTTCCCGGATGGGTCGGATGAATTGGACACATTAAAGGGAATTATGTGTAAAGTTAAGACAGAGATAAAGACATCTATGCGTTCTAAGTGGTACAAGTCCCCTGCTCCTGCCTTGCAATTAGCACTCATGAAGTTATTATCGACTGAGGAAGAGCTTAGGAAGTTATCAATGACTCACACAGATATCACCACCAAAGGTGAGGCGATAGATATGCCGGTTCCGGTGTTCACGTTGAATAAGTGATAGTTGTAATATGTTAATGTTTTGTTAAATAGATGCTGATATAGTGTAAAGTAATACATAAAGTAGTATATTTACACTATCAAACAACAACAGACAAACATCATGACAACAATAACAAACAGATTTGGCGAAAAGCAAACAGATTGGACAAGCCACAAGCACCCAAACAACTCAAACTTTATGCAAGTGGTTAGGTTTATGCACATTCAATATCCTGATGGCAGAAATACCCTTTATTGGAGGTTGGTTAATTCATCTGAAAACGATAAGCACATGATAGCTAATATCACATTAGATGAAGCACAAGCAAAGTTTGTTGATGTAGAAGAAAAAGAATTGACCGATGCTGATTTTGAAAAATGGTTATCAGAACGTAAATGAAAAAGAAAAAACAAGTGGAGGCACTCGGCAAGGGTCTGGTGCTAAACCTAAATACTCAGAGCAAACTAATTAATTAAAAAAATACACGCAATCATCAGTTAGCGCATTTTTACAAACAATCTAAAAAAAAACATCATGACAACATTTGAAAATCAAAAAGGCGAAACGCTTGTAGTAAGAACAGAATTCACACATTCATTCAAAGGTAAAGGAGGATGGGATATCAATTGCCAAGCTACATACGCCGGCCACAATAAGACCTTTAAGACCTACACGACAGACACGAAATTCATTGATAGGATTAATGACATGAAGGGAGATGCTTATTCGTGGCTAGACGTGCAGAACACCTATTTCAACGAGTTTATTGATACATTCAAAGAGCGTATCGTTGAATGGGGCGAAGAGATAGAAGCTAACAAAGAAATATAGTATCCCTTTCCGAAGGCACCTGGAGCGATCCGGGTGTCTTTTTTTATTTCCTAACCGAAAATATCACACCGCACAGAGCCAAGTAAAGCACACCGAAAGCAAGGCCTAGGAACTGAGCAATACCGTTGTCAACGGTGGTTAGGATCAACTTAAATCCCATGTACAGGAGCATCCAAGCGATAATGTGAGACAGAATAAATGTTGCTTTGTTGTAAATGTTTTTCATGTTATTATTTTAGTTATTTAGTTATTTAGTTATAATTCAACACAATAATCTTGTGTTAATGGGTCGTAATCGGGGATACAACCGGCTGATATCTTACCGGTAATGCCAATAATCAGATGGACATAGGTATAAGGTGGTAGCGTCACACGCTGATAATCGTAACTCCATCTCTCAAATGGGTTGTTGAAAGTGCTGATATCACTCAATATAGTGTAGGTCATTGAATAAATCGGCGATGTCGCTTTGAAATTAAGAGCTTTAAAAAGTAGGTTGGAGAAGTAAGATTGAGATGTACAAAAGTCATCCATAAGGCCATATTTCGGCACGTTGAACCATGCAACAAGATTGACTGAAGTATTGAAGGACACAACACCGAGTCGCTCAGTTGAATCGATCGCATCCAATGACTCGATATAGACGAGGCTCTTATAAGTGTCTGTCGGGATAGCAATGTTATTAAGTCCATGCTGACAATCAAGCGGGGACTCATCTGTGCATGATATCGGGAATGACTGCTTAGTGCCATCTTCATTCGTTCGTGTTGCCGGTGTGACAAGACCAGGAGACACATCAATGTAAGGTAATGTGTTCAGCTTCTTCCACAATGGATCTATAATTGAGTTAATCATAATTAATAACTATTGAATACTTGAACAATCTTTTCTGTTACTGCCTCATTCATATCATCCTCGATATCTTGACGCTCTTGTTTACTTAACTTTAAAATCTCACCGAAGCGATCAACGTTGTCTTCTAACTTAGTCATGTTCTCGGTCTTGTCAGGGGCAATGCGGATAGTGATTGAATCAGATGTTACTTTTAAAATCTGTGGTTTGATGTCATTAAACATCTGGCCGGTATCCGTGAAATTAACGTGTGGGAATGGTGGTAGGTCATGTCCTTTTCTTTTCTTGATCTTTTGCGTAGAATAAGCGTAAGTTCCAAAATCTGACCCTGCATCATTTTTTCCTGTGCCTTGTACCCGCTTAGCGATAACAGCATTGGCATCATTGGCTACAGACATCACCTCAGTAACAATAATCTTGTTCAAGTTGTTGATTATGAATCTAAACTTATTAGCGATCTGCTCCGGTGTGTAATTATTTGCCATTATAATTGTAAATATATTACTAATTTTGTGTATGCACGACAATTTAAATCACATTCTAACGGATATTCTCTTGTTTGGGTATATCGAAGGAGCAAAGGCGGCCGGTTCAAGTCTCAATAAGGCAATAATGGATTTCAAGGTAAGGTTCAATATTGATGAGGATATTGTGACAAATGCAGCTTGGAAAATACGTTATTACCGATATGCTGAGAAGATGAAAAAGCGACATCAGCAAATTAAATATGAAGATGACCCGATTGATGGACTTATTTCAAGGCTTCATCGGTTGTTAGATAGCTATGAACGCAGCAAGTAACTTTGAATTTTCCAGACCGCAGACCTCAGTATTAACTACAGCAGCGGATAGAACGCTACACATGGCCGGTCAGCGAGGTGGTAAGACTGCTCTAATGGGTCCTTTAGCTTATAGTTTTGTTTCTTACTTGCCAAAGTCCGTTGGACTAATAGCTGCAAATACTTATGCTCAGCTTTCCAATTCCACGTTAAAGGAAATATTCAAAGTATGGGCAATGGTCGGGGTGTATGAATATACCAGATCCAACACAAGCGGGATATTCGTAATAAATAAACAACCTCCACCACATTTTAAAAAGCATGAATATCTATTCGTAGATAATTACAATAAGATATATTTCAAGAATGGGGCTGTGATAATGACCGCATCACTTGACAATTACAACGCAATGGAAGGTATTGAACTTGCCTGGGCGATGCTTGACGAAACAGCAGATACCAAGGAAGATGCTTTACGAACGGTAATAACTGCAAGGTTATCACAGAGGGGGATCTTCTTTAATGAGGATATAAACGAACTATTCCCATACTCCGATACCGGAGTCAAGCCATGCAACCCACTTTATGTATTTTCAAAGCCTGGCCGGGTGGAATGGATAAATACCTACTTTGGCATCAATGACTATAAAGATGAGATAATCGCTAAGATATTTAGCAAGACAGATTATTTTGAAAAGAAGATAGGGAATAGGCACGTTGTCATCCATTCGACCTATCATAATGAAAAGAATCTGCCAGATAACTACATTGAGAATCGAAAGAAAGATTTAACTAAGGATGAGGTTGAGCGATTAGTTTATGGATCTCCATTCGCTAAGTCAGGCGTTGAATATTACCTATCCTTTAGTGATACCAATATCGGAACGGATGATTATACAGATAATTACCCTATCCACTTGTCATTTGACTTCAACGTAAATCCTTACATGACGCTACAAGTATGGCAGATTATACCCGGCGATGTGAGAGATAAAGCGATATGTATTGACGAATACGCCATGAAATCACCTAAAAGCACCATAGAGCATACATGTAGGGCTTTCATGAACGATTACGGACACTTATGTGATGCGGGAGTGTACATCTATGGTGACGTGTCAGGCCATTCAAAGCAGCCATTAAAAGAGGCGAGAAATTTCTATGAAATTGTAAAAAAAGAACTGAGTAGCGTTATTAATGGGAACTCATTAAGGTTACTAAAGCAAAATCCGAGAGACAATAAAGTTGGGGTAGGGACAATAGGAAGGAGGGAGTTTATGAATAGCGTATTAAGGGGAAGATACGATGTTGATATCATTGTAAATGAGCGATGCAAATACACGATTGCTGACTTCCACAACATAAAGGAAGATCCAAATGGAGCAAAATTAAAGAATAAAGTAGAGATTGAAGGCGTAAAATGTGAACAGTATGGACATATGAGTGATGCAGCTGATGCAATTATATGCTATCTTTATGGTAAGTATTTAAGAAAAAAGTTATGATAGACATTTTAGAAGAAATCAGACAGACTTTATTGGAGGTCAACCCACCGAGTAAAACTCAATATTACATTGACATTTTGTTGAATGCAATCGCTGAAAACAAACCGCATCGAGACTATGACTATGTAGTCAAATTAGCAGAGCAGTATAATCAGATAATGACCGGTGAAGGGCAGGATAAATGGGTGCTATCATACCGGCCTCGTGAATCGGATGATGAGAAGCGGCAGCGATTAGATATAACTATCTCCAGAACAGATCAACAATCAAACCGTTTTGTGATACTCACCGACAAGATAAGCAGAGCAGACAACGTAGTGGATAACATCTATTATGAGAGCGATACTCAAGATGCGACTAAGATTGAAAATGTTGTAAGTGAATTTTTTGGCGGACTTAGCTTAAATGATTACATTCATCAAGTCGTTCAGCATTATAATTTCTACGATCCGAACGCATGGTTAATGATTAATTTTGAAAGAGATGGTGACACGGTAACACCTTACCCTGTTGAGTTTCCTTCATCAGAAGTATATCAGTATAAGCAGGGCATCAATTCAACAGAATGGTTTATCGCGTTACAAAAGATAACCGTTAATGATAATATTGTCAATAAGTTCACATTGTTGGCCGGTGATATAGGTGTTACGGCCATCGAGCAGGGAGAAAAAGAAATAAATGCGTTATCATATAAAGTAAATGATAAATATTACTCAGTTGAGGCTGTAGTAACTGATTCAAAGGTGACTCCTGCGTTCAAAGTTGGTTACATCACCGACCCAAAGACATCACGCCGTACATTTGTGTCTATCCTTCACCCGGCCTTGAAAGCATTTAAGAGGCTCATTAATTACGGATCTGAATATGATCTTTCAATGGGACTGCATGGCTTTCTTAAGATGTATCAATATGCCAATGTGTGCGAATATGAGATTGAAACAGAAGGCCATATAAGCCGGTGTAATGAAGGATATCTGAATATTGATGGTAGTAAAGTTGAGTGCGGAAATTGTAAAGGCACCGGTCTAATGTTGCACAATTCACCGCAGGACGTGATCTTGATTAAATATCCAGACGGAAAAGATGAACATATCCCACTACAGGAGATGATCCATTACGTTCAGATCCCGATGGAGATGATTAATCTACAGAAGGACAATATTGATAGAGCAATCGAAGATATTCAAATTTCAGTTTTAAACACTCAGCTGGTTGATCGTGCTGAGGTTATGCGCAATGTGACGGCAACGGAAAAGATAATCGACCTGGACAATGTAAACAGTATTTTGTACAAGCATGGTAAGAATTTTGCAAGATTAAAGAAAGATGTTGTTCATCAGAGTGCTATTTACATGGGCGTTAATGATGGGTTGATTGTCAATCATGAGTTTCCGAAAGACTTCCAACTTGAGACCGTTGCGCAACTTATAGCGATGAGGGAAACCGCATTGAAAGCTGCTGCTCCTTACGCTATCGTTGAGAATATTGATACTAAGATTCTCGTCAAGCAATCTCAAGGTGATCAAGTAAATGTGCAATGGGTTAGAGCTTGGGAGAAATTTAAACCTTGGAAAGAACTTGCAGTAACCGAGAAACTAAATGTCTTAGCTGAATTACCTGTCACCGACAAAAAACGAGTGTTGTATATCTACTTTGATGAGGTCAAGAATTATGTTGAAAGCAAATACCCGGACTTCTATCTGATCAAAAACACCGCAGCGCAACAGGAAATAATTGATGCAGCGGTTGAATATATGATGGAAAAGTATGATATCAAAGAACCTGAACAAGCGCAGACTGATATCTTTGCATGAACAAGGCCGATGTAGAGAAATACTTAGCTGATACTCATGTTTACATTGAGAAGTTAGAGAAGCGGCTAAAGGGTAGACTCAGCGGGGTGCTTAAATACCTATATCAGAAGATGGATAAACTTGTCTTATCAAAGCTGTCACTTGATAGCGAAGGTAGAATAAAAGACACCGCCGGTAATATGCGTCTGATTAATCGCATTCCGAAGATATTGCAGTCTTACGATTACTTGCCCATTATTTCTGAAAGTGTTGCTGATTACATGACATTAATAAACAAATCATCACCTTACTTTAAATTATTCGACATTGAAAGACAACGTATAGAAGCTGCTAAGGCCGGATTAAATGCTAAGATGTTACGACGTGCGAGAGTTTTTAAAACAATGTCTGTCGATAAACAGGCCGCCATCAAGGTAAGAAAACTCATTATAAAAGAAATGAGTAAGGAAGTTGTTTATAAAGACATGATA